TGTAGTTAACTCTACCGCCGTTGCTATTTAGTGTAGTTACGGCTGCTGAGCCTTCTAAGATACAGGAGCCCGTATAAATCGTTACCGTAGTTATCGTAGAGTCTGTAGTTAGGCTGCCTCCCTGAATGTTTGCAGAGGTTAGCGTACAACCGTCTCCTATTTCGATACTACCGCCGAGCAGCTTTATAGCGTTTATCGTTGCTACTTCTCCTGGGTTAAACGCTACGCCTACGCTGCCGCCTATAACGTTTAGATTATCTATATCCGTACCGATGAGCATTAGTCCGGGAGTCCCAGTAGTAGAACCGGAGCCTGATATTGATACGTCTATATTGCTACTTCCGATATCTAGATAAACCTGATCCAGCCCATTAAAGTTAACTGCTCCGTTTAATGATATCTGCAAGTAGCCTGCTTTACTTCCTATCTTTCCGGTATAACCCTGTACTGTAAAGTTAGCTATCGTCGTAGCGCTCTGATTAAGACCGGAAGTTACCGATACGTTATAGTCTGAGGTAAAAAATACGTTATCTCCCGCTGTTGGTACGCTGCCGGTACTCCAGTTAGTAGCTGTCGAGTAGTCGCCGTCTGTCGCTCCAGTCCAGATTACGTCTGCCATTTTATGCGTCCCTTACGTTTTTTAGTAATTGTGGTTGATGTATATTGAGATTTCTAAAGTCGATCTCTGGGTATACTGCGTATTGCAAATAAACTGCATCCGATTTATTTAAGTCTAGCAATTCTCCGTGGCCATTTAGTAAACTAGGCTCTTTTGCTGCGTTTCCAGCCTCATCCGTAATAACTTCTGTTTTACCAGGAGCAGCAGTAGTACCATCGGCTTCTAGTGTATCATCTTTGACAGAGTATCCTCTGTCTAAAATGTCTAGCCTCCATCCGTAGAGAGGGTCTATTTCCAGCTCTAAATTGCAGCTAAAGTAGCCTACTCCGTCCGAATGCATCGGAGTTATACCGATTCCTTGTATTTTACAAGTTTGACTTTTTACTCCTAATTTAGTTAAGAGTGTTCGAGGTTGTCCATTTTCATCCTCTGACTCTATTATATGAGATAAAACAAAGTCCTTAGAGTTTACGCAGTTTACAGCTCTAATTAACGGACTCGGATAATCTAAAGTCCTAAACTCGATGCCTACGGTATATCTCGTATAGTCTATCTCCGGAGCTGGATCAAACGGTTTAAAGTTTGAATTGGTTATAGCTCGGTCATTTTGGATACTATGAAAAAAGTCAGATTTAACGCTAGGCCACGCAAAAGGCACTTGGTTTCTTACATCAAAACATGCATTAAATCCATTATCTAAAGGTATGTTATTGTTTTGATCCGAGCCCGCTGGATATTCTTTCTGCCCCATATAAACGCCGAATTGAGCAGCCCTAGAAACCCTCGTCGTGCTCATTGTCACAATAACAGGCCATTCTGTAGGATCGTCCTCTTTAACTACACCTGGATCTCGTTTTTCAGTCTTTATCGGTTTTTCATCTTCACCCTCTGGTTTTATCCGCTCATACGTAGCGACAATCTCCCATAGATTCCGAGTACCGGATACTGGAGAGGCAGTTAGGTTAGAAAGAGCCGTTAGATAGTACCTATCGTTTCCTACATCATAGGCCGATCCGATACTCGGCATTTTAGGAGAGCTCAATACCTCGTAGGCTCCGTCCTGGGGATCGTCTACCTCGGCTAGGTATGTTACGTTAAAGCTAAAACCCTCTTTTATATCTGCTGAGCCGCTCCAGCCCTCATGCGATACATTTACGCTTGTTACTGCCATTATTTAAATCCTTACAACATTTACAGAGCCGGTATTCTTCTTAATAGCATCTAATTTATGATTACGTTTCCGGCTCGCCTCCAGCTCTAGCTTATTCTGTTGTGCTATTCGCTCCATAATTCTGACCTGCTTCTGCTGAGCGCTGAGCGCGGCAGTTGATCCTCTGGTAGCTATTCCGATAGCCTGTCTTTCTATTGCTTTTATTTCTTTTTTCTTAAACTCCTCGGACTTTTCGAGCTCATCGTTAGCCTTTTTAACCGCTCGCTCGTAGGTTTCCCAGGTAATAACTCCTTCGGATAGCATCATGTCTAAATCTTTTATAGTGTCTGTATACTTTTCTATCGGAGTACGTAGGCTCTCGGCTAGCTTGATTCCTCGCTGTTCTAAAGCCTCTCTAGCTTTAGCTGCCTCTTCCGCTGCTTTCCTTTCCTTTTCTGCTGCTGCTAAACCAGCCTCAGAGGATTTCTTCTTTGCTTTTTCGTATTGATCGTATTTAATTAGACCGAAAGATAAAAATTCAATCATATCCCTAAACCCTTTAATGGCTCTAGCTATCCATGCAACGATTTCAGTGAGAATATTTGCTATTGTTGTTAGGATCGGAGCTAAAAGGCTTGCTAGTTGATTCCAGACACCCTCTACGGCTTTCTTAAAATTTGTCCATGCATCATTTGTCTCTTGAATTCTATCAAAGTCCGCTTGATCTAGTTTACCCTGAAGTCTTTCTATTTCATCGCTGCTATTACTAATAGCTTCTGCTCCCCCCTCTAGCATTGGGAGCATATCCATACCTGCCCTCCCAAATATCTGAGTAGCTGCCGCTGCCCGCTCCGCTGGGTTTTCGATGTTCTTAATTGCCTCCGCTATTTTTGCCAGTTGTTGCTCAGGAGTTAAAGTAGCTAAATGCTCTATATCTATTCCTAAACGTTTAAATGCATCCTTAGCCGTACCTACGCCAGTTAAAGCCTCTCCAATTCCTTTCTGCATTTTCTGCATGTTGCTGGTTAACTGGGAGGTACTCAAACCCGCTAACTCTGCCGCATGTTGTAACCCCATTAAATCCTGAGCACCCATTCCAAGAGATAAAGCCTTTTTAGCCGCTTCGTCCATTTTTTCGAACGCTTGACTAACTCCAGATACTACCTTTCCAAATGCTAGCAGCCCGGCAGCTGCTGCAGCTATGGGTCCGGCTAATCCTTTTAGCTTGCCGCCAAATCCTCCAACTGATTTATTGGTATCTGCTAAACCTTTCCGGGTCTGGCTCATACCTTTATTAAAACTGCCGGTATTACTTATAACGTTTACCGCTAGGTTTGCTATTGTCGCCATATTTCGCCGCTATTACTGCTCTAAACTCGTCTACTGAGTTATCGGGTTTATCTGTCGGTATATAATCTGCGGGACTAGTGCCGGTACCCTTACCTCCTAGAGCTGCATAAACCATAGAGGCTAAAGTACCAATCTGTAGCCAGTCCATCTCGAATCCAAAGGGCTCAAGATAAACGCCGTAGGCTACCCATTCGTCCGCCTGCTCAGGAGTTATCTGGGATAGCATTAAATCAACGTCTACGTACCCTAGCTGTAGGGCTAATCTGTAGTAGAATCGTCTACGCTGATTTGTTCGGAGTTTTTTACAGTGTCGTCTATATCGCCCTTATTAAATCCGCAGTGTTCCTGGCACGCATCATAAATACGAGACGATACAAACGCGTCTAAATTAGCTAGAGCGGATAAATCGCCGTCTGAAAATATACGCTCTCCGGCATCGTCTACTATGCAGAGAGCTAAAAGCCTCCTAGTCGCATCCTGTAGCCTCTCGCGCATAATGCCTTTGCCGTTTTTAGCTATTAGGCAGGTTTCATATTGGCTTTTTTCGCTTTCGCTTAGAGACTGAATACGCACGGTTACCTCCCGCTCTGGAATATCTACCGTAGCGTATCGTCTCTCACAAAGTTTTAATAATGCCTCTCTACTCGCTATCGTCATTATCTAACTCCTCCATTGGCTCCACTTCCGGTACCATACTAACGCGCTCATAACTCTCTCCCATTAGAGAACCTATAGCCTCTAGTACTGTCTGTTTAGCATCGTCGTTAAAATGTGCGATAAGGTTAATACAGCTATTTTCGCCTACCGTTAAAAATCCGATTAGGTCGTTATGGATATAAATGGCTCTCTGATCTGTTGCAGTTAGAGGTTTATCTATTCCTAACTTCTCGTATCTTTCCCTTGTGGCGATTGTCGCTGGATGTTCCTCAACTCGTAATCCCTCCATTATTTAGCTCCTTAACTAACTTCCTGCGGTATATTCCGGCTCAGTTTCACCGTCGAACTGTACCGTACAACTAATTTTCATTATCTCGCCTGGTGCTGCTGAGGCAGTACCTCTGGACTGGATAAACCCGGAGCCAGCAAAAGTAGCTGCTGCACCGGAGCTCGTGGCTTTAGGCCATGTAATCGTTATAGTTTCCGCTACAGCAGTAATATCTGGTAGTGCCTGATCTGCTGCGTATAGAAACTCTACATCAAACGTACCGGGCTCG